TTTATACCAGTCATTTTCCATATTTTATCAGGATCCTCTGAAGGCTTAGGTACACATTGGTCTTGTCCGTGATTCCAATTGTAACCTGGCATACAAGTCTTTGGTTCACATGAAAAATCGGATTCGGGGTTCACTGCCCTATGTCCACCTCCAACGGCTTCAGCTTGTGTGCGATTACGAAGTGTTGCAGCCACAGTTTGCGCAGGTGTACATCCTAGAGCCCAACCCAATGTACCACAGTTTTCTGGTATAACATAACCTGGCACCATTACTTTTCCATAATCGAGTGGTGCGCCTTTTGAAACAGGACGCTTGTCAATGGAACAGTTGGGTTGGTTTTCGTATAATAATGGTTGAGTGGCTTGCACAGTAGTAGTGCTAGACGTAGTATTTACAGTCTTTGGACGAAGCATGGATAGTGTAATCGAATCAGGTGTATAACCACGTCGCATTAGATGAAATGTCATAAAACCTAGATTTGATACGCCTGCTACTCCACCAAATACACCTGCCTTCGCATTTGCAGCTGTTAAAGTGCTTTCAATTGCTTTATTTAAAGCAGCGTTATTTGTTTTAAATTGTGTTGTATTAGTTGAAGTCACTCCAAATTTTTTAATAAAATTTGTCTTCTTCTTTAATATTGTTTTTTTAAATGCATCTAATCCAGTTGCTATGTCAACTGCAGATACCATAGCAGGTTTAAAACCTTTGAAAAACTCTTTACATGCGATTTTTATATTTGCACCTCCATTTGTACTAAGTTCCCTAGTAAGTAATGAAAAAAATTGTGTTTGTGCATCATATATTGATAAGAAATCTTTTTTTCTTCCTAGAGTTAAAGCTGAATCGATATCAATATCCCTATTTTGTTCTACAAGCTTAACTGCAGCTTCTATAGTTATTATTTCTTGTCTAGATGAAGATGTAGTTAATATCATACTGTCACCAGTTATACCAGCAAGTCTACAACCAAAATGTATTGCATAAAGCAATAATTGATCACTTTTCTTTTCTGTATGATGAGCCAGTTGCGCGCCGAGCTCCTGTTTGGCTTCGGGTTTAACTTTAGGATCAATATAATCACCCCATCTTACCAATAATTTTGAAGTGAGTGCGAGGGTATTTGACTGGCTTGCATCAGCGGGAGCAGGAGCAGCGGGAGCAGCAGCGGGAGCAGCGGGCTCAGCAGGAGGAACAGCAGCAGGAGGAGCAGCTGGCTCAGAAGCAGCAGGAGCAGCAGGAGGAGCAGGGATACCTAGTGCATTTCGAATTTTTTCAAGGCGAGCAGGATTTGAAGCCAAATGTTCTAAGTATTCTAAAACCTCCGCCTTTGCAGACTGCCCACCTGCAAATAATGCTTTTAATTCAGCTATTAATACCTCATCTGTTTTACCATTCATTGCCGCAATCGCTGTTGCATCTAATTCACCACCGCGCATAACAACATCTTCTTCTGTCTTAAATTCAGCAGTTGTATATTTATTATAACTTTTTGAATTCGATCCGTCTCCGCCTGATTGTTTATAAACAAGTACTCTATCTAAAAAACGTAAAAACAAACTATTTGGTAAAACAGCGCATACATCCTCTATATCGTTATTAATTAAGTTGAAATACGGATTAGTAATTAATTTTTCGATTTCATCTCTAGTAAATTCTTTACTGTAAAATTCATACATTTCATTTGCTATAAGATCAAGAAATGCCTGGAGAACATTGTCATCTGTATACAAATAAATTTCTTCAGGCGTCGGCAATGTAAATCCCATCATACGTAAAGTAGGTAAAACCATGGTGTATGCTTTTAAATTTCCAAGGTTAATACCAAGGTGATTAGAATTTACTGACATATTTCTATTTTATCAAGAGAATTTAATAGCCGAACAATAATCCTGCGCGTCCGCCGTAAACTCTGAAAATATTGTATGTCTGTGCGAAAACATAGACATTGTACCGAGGCACAGCATTCGGATTAATCGATCCACGCAACGGTTTGAATCCAAGCTTTAATTCAAGTCGCTGAATCTTATCTAGATTCGCCTGACCGCTCGGTAAAGACGGCGGAAATAGACCATTCTGGACTCCAAATGATAAATTGTAATAATACCTATGTAGCCACGGCGACTTTCTCTGCATCAGCGATGGTAGAATACTTCTAAAAAATGAAGGAGCTGCAGTATCATATCGTGTCAGTTTTCCTTCATATACAAGTCGCAGCGATTGTAATGGCTCAGAGTCGCGTGTAGAGAATGCCGGTGCGTAATCACCAGGCTTAACTGCAGATAATCCTCTCGCATCAGACCACCATGGAGCCAAAGGCGCGTCCGCGCCACTCAAGTCGCGCGTTGCTAAGAATGGCGCGTTATAAGCAACAGCCTCAAGTCTCTGTGTGTACATGTACAAATCGCGTGTAGGATTTGGTACACGCAGAAGAGCCGTCATGTTAGCTTGACCGATTGAATCAAACGGATCAAAAGAGTAATGCTGGATAACAGGGTATTGAAAATCAGAGATACGAAACCGATTTGCCTCAACTTTATCCAAATAGATATATTCCGCCATCACATACGTATCACCCATTGAGAAAGTAGTAGGCATAAGAAGATTAGGTATTACAGAAGCAACAACAGAATCGCCAGGATTTCCATTAAGCCCGTAGACGAGTTTACCAGCGGGATCTGTCTTGTAAAAGGGGCTACCAGATAAAGGATAATAGGCTGATCCTGCCACCGAGGCAGCAGGATCAAATGCCTGTTGCGCAGATGATACATAGAGCGAGTCCAAAGGAGCAAACGTTATCTTTAAGCGAATTAGATCTGCGCTAATCGCATCAATAGGTAAAACTGTCCCTGGATCACCGTTCGCAAACCAAAAGGGAAGAGGTGTAACAACCTGTGTCGGTGTACCCACAACCGATCCGAAACTCGAAACGCCGAATCCATTATCTTTCCGGCACAACAGAGTATTTACAGCAGTAACTTTCTCAAACGGAGTTCCAAATTCATCCAGAATTTCTAAGAGACGTCCGTTCAATGTTTCGACACGAGATCCACCAATCTCAATTGTAGCTTCAGCCAATAAAGCGTGACCGAGACTGTTTGTCCAGCCGAATCTAGGACCGAGGAATCCCGGTGTCAAAGCCGCCGTAGCTTGTACAGTTGCAATATCCGGCATGGTAGTCACCAGGTAAAGCCGCGACAAGAGTTGCCCTTGCCTCGGTAAAGTTAGTGTCGCCGAAGACCCAAACGTTGGACGTGTATCAAAATCCAGACGAACCCATGAAGTTGTAAAGCGCCCGGCTTTTACAAAGGCTTTTTTGAAGAAAGAAAGAGCGGGTTGTCCCCGCAAAGGTAAAAGTCGTTCATCTTGGATACCCGTATGAACGATTTTTAAAAGAGCTGCCACCATACTATTCTATTGTTTGTACCTTTAGTCCTCAAACATACGATTTGCTATACCATTCTGGAAACGGAGCCAATTCAAACCTAGGCAAAAGACTTTGACTTCCCATTCGCCTCCGTAAGATCCTCCGGGTGGCTGAATATCAAGAATGAGCCGCAGGCTTTGGAGACGGCTAGCATTTATGGAACCCGAAGGTTGGTGAAGTTCGGCGGGACGCCGCGCAAAAGAGTAGCCGTATATAAATGAATTAAACGCAGTGTATCCGCCCCGATGGCTACCCGCAATTTGTTGTCTAAAATACTGTTCCTCGGCGCCAATCACATCAATCCCATCAGCCTGAATTTTTGCATAAGTCATTAATCCGGAGAGAGGATTGTATACAGAATCGTATTCGCGTTCCAATACCGCTGAGTAATTCGTCCATTCGTTGTTCTGTGACACTTCCTTGCGCCGAACGAACCAAATGATCTCTTCTATGGGATGATTGGCTTCGAGGGGTAGCTGTACACGAATCGTGGAATCAGAACCTGTTTTGACAACAGCGTATTTAAGCGGTTCACTGAAAGAGAATATCTGTACTTCGCGGTGCATGATCTCGAAAGGTTGTCTATACATAGCTTCACGAACAGCCCCATCTAGAATGGCGCCGTAGGTGACCAGCCGGACACTTTCAAACATGGGTTCAGTCGGTGCCGCAACAATATCTACAGTTTTGTCGAAAGGATATGACCGGTCATAGACTGACACAGTTTGCCCGACAGGCACTGATGTACAGGAATCACGGTACCCCCTAGCTTGTCTCAAAACTTCAGCTAGTGGCTTGAACGTGATATGTATACGCACAGAGCCATCTCTACATGCCAAAAGAGGTAAGTATTCCTTGAGTCGCGTGCGCATGAAATAGAAGACAAGTGGACAGTGGATATAGCCATCTTCGGTTGGAAAGAGTCGTGTAGGCGACCACGCTTTGAGTGAATCGATAGATGTGGCGCCGAGCCCGTCTACTGCCATGCCGATTTGCGTATTGAGATCGGGAAAGAGATTAGAAAAGACATTTATAAAGTCGCCGTCAATCTCTTCAATCGTATCACCGTCAATTTCGAGTTCAGCCTTCTGAATCAGAGCTGTTCCGATAGAGTTTGCGTAGAACCATGCCGTCGTCGGGTCAACATATTCGTACAGTCCTGAGCTAAGTTGTAATTGCGTCGTTAAATTTAGCCAATGTGCGAGCTTTATCTGGAGAAATGCAGCATGTACAAGATCACCTGATGTCTGTGTTTTGAGGTCAAAGGAGATACGCTGACCGAAGGAGGCGGGACCACGATAGGGAAACTCTTGTATACAAGGTACAAAAGGTGTATAGCGTTTCTTGGCACTGCGTGTAAACCAGGACACGGCAGGATCTACAGGAGAAAAAAAGGAATCTTGGTCATCACGATCGGTGAGGTCCAAGAGTGTTGTTATATCGCCGCGAGGTCGGCTCATCTTTATTACTTTTTACTATGGAGAGATTCTTTACATGCGGCGGCGCGTAGATTTTCTCTTCTTATTTCTTGCTCTTCTTGTTCGTTTACCAGCCTTTTGTGTAAACCCTGCTGGACCCCATTTACCCAACATTGTTTTTGTATATTCTAAGTCGGCTAGCAGAGCATTGTGTAAGTTTTTGATGATGAGTGGCATATTCATAGTGATTGAGGAAGGAGGATGAACGGCAATAACTCCGTTATAATTACAAGACCAAAGCATAGAAAAAATAATAGCATCTATTTTTTCATATGGATCAGATATCTCATCTACATAAATTTTTAAAAGCATTACACCC